TACGTTATCTCCATTATTGACACACAAATATCAGCAGCACCAGATGCCGCTAATTTTAAAGCGTCTGTCGTTTCCATTACTACTTTGTTTCCACTTAATAGTTCAAGTGTACCCCCAACAGGTATAGGTGCATTAGTAACTAGCTCAACCTCTTGGTTGGCTTCGTCATTTGCTCCTGCTCTGCTAGAAGTGTTTGAATCTAAGCTAACAGAGGCAGTTATTTGTCCAGTTGTTGTGTTACCTACCATGATACCAAGAACTACAGTTGTTGTAGAACCTGCTACTGTGTAGATAACATCAGAACTAGTGACACCTGCTTTTGTTACTACTTTAAAAGTATTAGCCATTTATCCTCCTATTATCCTAAAGCTATTGCTAGAGCAGTTGGGTCTTCGGTTGAAAATCCTGCACTAGTTAAATATGTTTTTAAATCTGTTAAAGCCACTTGCTTCATTGTTCCTGCATCATTTGTTACTAATCTATCTGCATCTACTAAAGTTGTTGAAGATGCGGCTGTTCCACCATCCATAATATTAAGTTCTGCCGCAGTAGATGTAACTGTCGTGCCATTAATTGCAAATGAACCACTAGCTGATATATTAAATGATGCATTATCTTCTATTCTTGCTACTTCAGTGCCATCTCTTTGTTGAAATATTAAATCTTTTGCATCAACAACAGGGCCTATTATAACGTCACCAGAAGAATTAGTTATTCCTAATATTTGTGTTCCACCATCTTTAAACTCAAAACCTCCACCATCAGCATCTAATATTATGTTTGAACCTGCATCTAAAGTTATATCTCCAGAATTATCAATTTCTGCAATTACAGGTGTGGTTAGTGTTTTATTTGTAAGTGTATCTGTTGTAGTTCTACCTACTAAAGTATCTGTCGTAGCAGGCATAGTTAATGTTATATTACCAGCAAATGCAGAATGTGCAGGAGCTTGTAATCTAGCATAGTGTGCATTTGATGATTCACAATAAAAATCTACATAAGATTGTGTTCCAGAGTTTTTAATTGATATAGCACCAGATTGCATATCAATACCATTAGAGCCATCCACTCTTACAACACCACTTCCATTTGGTGTTAAAGTTATATTACCATTTGATGTAGAAACTATGTCTTGACCATTTACATCTAAATCTCCACCTAGTTGTGGACTAGAGTCACCAGATAAATCTGTTAATCCCCCCACACTACTAAAAATACTTGCAATAGAAACTTTTTTTAATGCAGATGCACTATTGTCTCTTAATAATAATTGGTCGTTAGAATTGTCTATACCAGATGTAATTGCAGTTTGAGATGATATTATTTTTTCACTAACAGCACCATCTTGTAAGATACTGTGTATTTCATCACTGCCATCAACATAAATAATATCTTTTAGTCCTGTACCTATTGTTACTGTTTGAGCACCTGTTCCTGCTGTGCAAACAACAGAATCATCTGAACCATTATTTATGTAATAAGTTTTTTGTTTATTAGGAAATGTAACAGTTCTTGATGCACCCGGAGAACCTGTAAATTTTATTACTGCGTGTCTACCATTGTTATCTGCTGTTCCATCAGCAAAAGCTAAAGTAACATTGCCAGACGCAACACTAACTTCTACATATCCGCCTATTGCATCATCAAGTAAATCTATAAGTTGTTCGTTGAGTACGTCACCCCAAGTTCCTATATTTTCACCATCAGCTTGTTTTACAAATCCTAATTGTGTGTAAGCATTAGCCATTTAATTTGCCACTCCTGTTGTCCATGTTTCATCCCCTCCAGATGTTGTATCTATAAGAGACCATAATTTTATTGTCCCTGTTGCTCCCGTTCCAGTTATTCCAGAAACTGTATTTACAGTTGCTGTACCCGTAATATTTGCAGACAAGTCTGCTAAACTTATTCTAAAATTGTCGTATCCAACTTGATTTATTAACGCACTACCAGATGCTGTTTCGCTACCCAATGCAAGTGTTGCTGCTATACCTGTTTCAGATAGAACAATACCATCGTTCCATCCGTCATCGCCATACGCACCTGCGTTCCATCCACCAGTGCCCGTTGCCATTAACTAATCCTAATTAAAGCCGTGTTGTGTGCTGCTGTTGGAAACTGTATTTGGAAAGTTCCATTTGATGATGAAAAATCAGAACCAAAATCTAATACTGCTATAGCTGCATTTGATTTGCTGTTATTATAAATTAAAGCTCCTCTTGCAGTAATAGTAGCAGAAGTAAAACTTGGGTCTGCTGCATCAAAAAAAGCAACTCCGTTAGTTGTATCTAGTGTTACTGATTGACTTGATAATGTAGTTCCACCTGCTGTGTAACCAGTTCCAGAAACTTCATTTGAAGTTGTGTACGCAGTCGTTGTTGCATTTAAAGTAGCACTTGAAGTGTACAAAGCTATTTTAATAGTGTCACCACTAGTTCCTAAGTTTTGTGCACCATCAAGACAATCTTGTTTAAATACATTAGTTAAAGTTTGTGTTATTGACATTTGTATCTCCTATGTACTCATTGGTTTTAAATAATTTTCACCCATGACATTAGCGGGTGCTGTAAAGTCATCTCTTCTTCTTCTTCTAGCTTGGTTGTTTACAGCCTCAACTGACTCTTTGTATCGCTGCGTATAGATAGCATAATCCTCTCTGCTTTTTGTAAAAGTAGATGCTTCCATAAGACAAGCATACAAAAATAAATCTTGTGCGTTTTCTGTTAACCAATTAGTAGTGTTACTACTAGATAACTCTGCTATTCTTCTTGAATAGGTCATTTCAATATTTAATGCTGCACTTGGTGTAGGTGCAACTAAAATTGCTGTGTCTGTGTAGTTTGCCCAATATTTAGGTGTTCCTGTGCTAGATGAATTAGGCCAATAATCATAGATATATTCATCAGTTCTTTTTTCTAAGAATACTCTTTTTGAATCTGAATCTATTAACAAAAAATGAAAAATTATTTTTGCATCAACTGGTTTACTTACAAACCTATCTCCAACATTGAAAGAAGAATTTGCTGATTCGTGAAACGCATACGGGTCTACATCTCTTGCTATTCTTTGTTCTGCTAAAGAAATAAAACCAGAAGTCTCGTTTGAAAATTCTGTACCATCATTTTCCATCCAATCTTTTATATCTTGTGTAAGAGTAGAAAAAGTCATTGTTGCCATAATTAACCTACATCATCTATTAGTGCTGCCACTATTACATTTGCACTAGCATCACCTGCATCGCCAATATCTGAACTTATTGCATGTATATCTGCTACTGTTGTATTTGGTAATCTACAAAACCAAGATTGCTCTGGCCCTACAAAGATACCATCTCCTAAATTAAATGCTGCTGTTCCTGCATCAATTGATATAACTATACCATCAGATGTGCTTGTATTTTTTACAAACAAAAACTTTACTTTATCTGCTGTAGCTACTGCTGTTGGTGCGGTGTCTTGGTCAACTGCTGTGTAATCAATAAAATTACCTGCAATTAAATCTGCACTTGTAGTCGTTACACTTGTTAGTTTGTAATACCATTTATCATTAGCATCATCTGGTGTTACAACCATAGAACCACTAATAACTTTTGCTATTTCATCTGGTAATAATGTTGCTTTTAAAGTTATCGTTGCGTCATCAGCCATTATTTCTTACCTTCTTTTTTTAATCTTTCTTCTCGCTCTTCGTATTTTTTTATCTCCTCTGGAGAAGGTGTTCTTATATAACCTTTCTTTGGATTTTTTACGATTGCCATTTTAATAGGTTTTGCTACTGCGTCTGCCATGTTATCCTTTTATTAAATTAAACTTTAGTCCTTTTACAGGAACAACTACATTCTTAACTTTTTTCGATGTTAAAATGTTTCCAGAGGTGTCCTGTGTATCTATACGGCCCGACATGTGTGAGTGTTGACCCAATGTCTGCATAGATTTTTCCTCCAAGTTTTTGCCATCTTCTTGAGAAGGCGTAGTCTTCTGATAAGTATCTTCCGTCATCGTCTTTCATTGTATCAAAAAACAAGTATGTGTTTTCTGAATTAAATTCTTTTCCATTTAATATTTGGTCTGAAACATATTTTAAATCTTGATATGCTTCTTTCATCTTAATTAAACACTCTCTTTTAATTAACATGAAACCTGTTGCAGCGTCTAATACCTCTGCAAAACCTTTGTCTATTTTTATTTCACCCTTGTTTGCAAAATTTAAAACATAAGGATGACACAAGTTTTGATAATCTTTTTCATTCTTAATTAGTTCTGGCATCATCTTCCAACTAATTAATTTCATTGGATATGGTGCACAGATAATATCTTTGTCATACTCAAAGTATCTTTTTAAATTATCTGGTTTAAATCCAATGTCCGCATCTATAAACAATAGATGTGTAAACTTTTCATTATCTAAAAAATTAGCGACTAAAGTATTTCTAGCTCTAGTTATTAATGACTCTTGTCCGAGAGTTTGTATATTTAAACCTATTTTATTTTCTAAACAAAAATTTTGTAATTCTAAAACTCCGTGAAGATAATCCTCTGTGAGCATACCTCCATAACAAGGTGTTCCTACAAATAATTCTATCTTAGCTGACACTAACAGATTCACTACCTAAACTTGCGGTCAAAGTCAAGGATGACACTAATAAAGTAGCGTTATCTGATTTAAAAGTTGATGTTATCTTTCTGTCATCAGCAGTTACACCTAATGATTTTAATAGCACACTAACTGAACCATTTTCTAACTGTTCAGCAGGATTTAATTTTTTTGGTGTTCTTGCATCTTGTAAAGCCTGTGCGTCTGGCTTGTGCTTTCTAGGCTCAAGCTGTGGATGTTTAGCTTCAAACTCAGACCTGTGTACAAAAGAACCATTCCATTCTTTTACCATTTCCTTGTAAGGAAACTCCATACCACTTCTATCTGATATGGCTTTCGCATACTTTCCTGTAGCAAAAGGCATTAGATGTTATACCTTAAATCTGGTTTAATAATCATATCTACTTTTTCTCTGTTATCTTCCATAGCTCGTTTGAGCTCTTCTTCATATAACATTTTAAGTTCTTGTCTTCTTTGTATTTCTATTTGTGGTCTACGCAGTGCTAAATAATATGCAAGTCCACTTACAGCACAAGGCAAAAATCTATCTGGCATATCAACTGTTTCAGTTGAAGCCGTAATATCTTCTATTCTTCTTCTTTCATTAAACTTAAATACATCAGCGTTATCTGGTGTAGGATATAAAAATACTTTTGGTGTTACCTGTTTATCTAAAAAATACTGTGAAGGTCTACCAGTGTCAGCCTTGTTTGGTATTTTAAGATAATCATCTCTACTAATTCTTTCTAATTCAAAGTCTGTAACTGTTGAATCAGAGTTTGTTTTTTGTATGACTGCCTCTGTAATATCTACTGTATGACTGTTAAGTGTATAACTAGCAGTGTTTGCTGTTAAAGTTTGAGTTGACTCTGTTACAGTCCATAGTTGAATATTTCTATTACTCCACTCTTGTAATAATAAATTTAATTGTCTTCTGCCTACAGATGCTTCTTTACCTGTTTGTGGTTCTCCACCAATACGGGCATAAGCATCTTCTATAATTTCATCAACAGCAAGAGTAAAAGTTCTAGTTCCAGAGGTAGCCATAATATTAATATGTTTTTGATAATTTTAAAATAATTGTATAGTGGTCTCCATCAGTGTGTCCTGTTGTTGTTAATAGTAAATCACCATTAATACCAGAACCTGCGTTGTTAGTTATACCACCAAAATCTCTAAAATCCATGTAACCCTGTGATGTGTGTGCACCATTACTACCTAAAACTTTACAAATAACATTTGAGGATGCGTTCCAAAGTAAATCTACTCGCATACCAAATATGTCATAGTATATTTCTTCTACATTTACTCTAGAGCAAGCATCTCCGTTTGCACTTTTGGCTAATGCTGATACATCAACTTTAGTAACTGCACTTTCACCAGAGCCATCAGATATGTTTGTTAGTTTTACAAGTATGTTTTTTGCACCAACATTATCACCAATTGTTTGTGACGTTACTGCATCAGCCATTTTTGCCTCCTAATATAATTAATTTTATTTCGCTCCTAAATATTAATAGGAGCGAAGATATTGTTTTACAAATGTCCATTAAAATACTGAGTATTCTAATTCAACTGTAAATCTACCCGCAGTAATATCTGCGTTTACTGCTGTAGTAGCAAAAGCATATAAGTTTTTGCTAGCAATAGCAGCCGTAATATTTGGAACAAATATATGGTAGTTACCTGCACTGTTGTTAAAATTCACATCAACCTCTGTGATTGATTGTGTAGCACTTAACTGTTCGTTAAAAGATGTTACACCCGCACCAACGATTTCAGTTCCAGAGGAAACTGCTGCGTTAGTTGCTGTACCAGAAGTTGCACTTAATGATAAACCACCAACAAGAGTTTCTCCTGCCGCAGTTGTAATACCAATTAATGCTCTGTGAATAAAAAATTTAGTAGGTGTTACTAGTCCGTCTGGTGCGTCTGTGTTTAGTGCACCAAGTTCTACAAGAACATCTCCATCTCCATATGCAGTCGATGCAGCGTTTGTAGCTGCTAAAGAACCTGCAAATGATTGAATTTTTCTAGTTCCCATAGATATAAGTTGTCCAGTAGAGTTTACTGAAAAACCTGTTTCTGTAATAGCACCAGAAGTGCTGTCTTTATTTATTACGTTAAATCCGGCTTCTGAACGTACCGAACCGCTAAAAGTTGTATTAGCCATTTTAAACCTCGTAGTTAAATTATATCATCTCTTCTACATCGTCTGCTAGGGCAGTTGATATAATTGTTATCCCTAGAAATAAAAAAAAAGGAGGGGAAAAATCCCCTCCTAATCCGTACTTTATGCTCCCGGTGAACCGAAGATACATCTCCAGTCTGAGAATCCGAAAGAATATCTTTCAGATGCTTTGAAACGCATGTTTCCTGTTTCGAAATCTGGCTCCATTGATGTTTTCAAAGGTCTTCTTTGGAACATCTTTAGTCCAGTGTTAGTCATGTCAGTTAAGATAAAGAATGCATCTGTATCAGTTAAGTAGTGGTTTACTACATAACTTTCTGGAAGCATGCCCATAGTTCTTAACGCATTTGTGTCGTTATCAGCAGTACCAACTCTTAGGTCACTCTTCAAAATTCTTTGAGCAGTGAACGCTAATTCTTTTGGTATTACTAGCTTTCTAGCTTGTACCGCTACTGGAATATTTCTGTCATCAGCGAAACCACCAATCGAAATGATTGCGTTTTCTAAAGATGATTCAGAAAGGTCAGCAGCCGTGCTTGGCTCGTTAGCTTGGTCTCCTGCTGCCACAGTTGGGTGGTCAGTGGTAATTAATGGTTTACCATCACCGCCCGGAAAGCTTGTGCTAAATGCATTGTTTAATACATTCGCTGCTTTTACCTGCTTTGTGTAAGCCATTGAACGAGCTAGAGCAGCAGTATATCTTTTTGATAAAGTATCATAAAGATTATCTTCTACAGCTTCTTCAGTGATTGCAAAAGCAAGTGCAATTGTTTCATGCACATATCTTGCAGTCCACTGTTCTGAAGCAGTATCAAATTCTACTGAAGCACCCTCTGACTTAGTTGGTGCAGCACCAAAGCCTGTGATAAGAGTTTCCTCTTCAAAAGCTCTGTCTGATGTTTCTTCTGTAAAGATTTCAGCGTGTTCACGCTCCCATCTTTTGTACTCCATACCGAATAGGGCGTGGAGTCCCGGTTCCAACTCTTTTACAAGTTGGGTTCTTGATATAACAGCCATGTTATTGTCCTCCTATTATACGCCCGGTGTTCCATCAGCATCAATATGTTGGTTAAGTTCATGTTCATGAATTGTAACCTCAAGGATACCATTGGTTCCGTACGAGTTTTTTGGACTGTCAAATTTACGATGGATTCGTAAGTTTGCAGTACCAGTTCCTGTTGTTCCACTAATTTCGAATCTGCTTTGTCCAGATAAAGTGTCACCAGAACCTGCAACTATGTCAGCATTGTTACCAATGTCTGCAAAGTCAGCAGAGCCTGCTGATTGAACAGCATAAACGATATTAGGGTCGTCATAAATGTAAGCAGTGACATCGCCACTTGCTTGAGTGGTAGTTCCAGTTGGGAAGTATTTAACAAACTTTACCTCTCCGTCTGTTGCAGTATATTGAGCTCCTGCGAATACACCTAAAATTCTGTTACCGGCAGCAGCTACATCAATGTAGCCTGTTGCTAATAATTTAACACAATCACCAGTAAAAATATTAGATGATGTTCCGCTAGCTATTTTATACTCATTAGCACGAATTTGTCCGCCTGTTAAATGTCTCACTGGTCTTAAACCGAATGCGGCATCTACATTAGCCATATTATTCTCCTAATTGTTAAATAGTTAAAACCCGCACTCTTGTCTAAATTATTCTGCACCTTTCTTTTTACCATAAGATACAGAACTATTACGCCTTTGTGTTATTGGCATTGATGGATTTTGTTCTTTTAATAAATCATTGTCAACAGCTTCAGTCTGCATTTGAGTTTTATTTTCAAAATACTCTTTTTTAGCATCTGCCATTTCTTCTGAAATCTTAGCTAGAACTAAATCTCCACTTCCAATCACGCCTGCGTATTTTCCAGACTCGTGTACAGGGACATCAAAATCGGGGTGTTCTTCTTTTTTAACGAACTCATAGCCTTCACGTTTACGTTTAGCTATGTTTCGAGCGTCATCCTCCCCACCCGTACTCACTCTTAACCATCTGTATTTAACGCCATCGACATTAGGTTTTGGAGCATCTAGATATGAAGGAGGTGTATAAGTTACTTTTCGTTTCTGATGAGACCTAGATGTGCTCGCATCAGACGATGTTTTATTTTTATTGGTCATTTGTGTTCCTCACAAACTTGGCATATTCAGTTGGTGGCACACCTAGTCTTTTAGCCATTGCCAATTGGTTAGGGGTCAATGAGACCTTCTTAGGTGCGGATTGTCCACGAGATACACTCGCTACGACTTGCTTTGGTGGTTTTACTTCCTTCTTCATAACAGGAAATGCATCCTCCAAACGTCTGTCTAACTCAGAATAATACTCCTCAGACGAGGGATTGTATCCTTCCATTTTAAGTTGGGCATCAATAGCATACGCTGCTCCCGTTTTAGCTGCATCTTGACCAAACCATGAATTAGTCTGGGCCCATTGCAGGGCTCTTGGGTCTGGTTGTTGTGCTGCTTGTTGCTCAGTAGGTTGTTGTTGAGGCTGTGGTGTAACCGATGGATACACTGGTGTCTCTGGCTCTGGAGCATCAAAAAGATGTTTTTGATTTTCCAAAGATTTTATTTCTACTTTTGCATCTGCAATTGATTCGGCTGCTCTCAAGATACCTTCAGAGTCTCCTGCCTCATGTGCAGATTTATGTTCGCTGCGTGCTTTC